AGGGGATGGCTGGGTTTCGACAGTGTCTACGGCCCTACATGGGAATGCACTGGACTAGGGTTCAACTCCCTACATCTCCACCAATATTGATTAATAGGAAAAGGCAATGGCTAAGAAACAAAAGAAAGCAGAAGATTTTGCATCAAAGGTGAGAGAGTTCTTTGGAATGCCCCAGCCCGGACAGAAGAAGCTCACCCCTAAAGAAATGGAACGTCAGATTAAAGCAGGACGTATTAAAAGAAAGGCTGATGAATGAAACACTATAATGCATCTAAGCATGGAATGGCTGGCACTGTCTATTACAAAGAGTGGGAGTAATGAATGGCTAAGCTAACGACAAATACAATTACAGGTGGGTATAGTTCAACAACAGAGTTGAATGACAACTTTGACTTGATTGAAACAGCTGTAGAAAACACTTTGTCTAGGGATGGAACCACTCCCAATAGTATGGCAGCTGATATTGATATGGATAGCAACCGTATCACCAATCTCCCTCAAGCTACATCTGGCACAGAACCTGTACGACTATTAGACATTCAAGCTAATGATGCCTCCATCCCAGACCAGACAGGGAATGCGAATAAAGTATTTAAGACAGATGGCACGTCTGCTACATGGCAGACTCAGGATGCAGCTGATGTAACAAACACCCCTGCTGGAGAAATCGTAGCTACGACAGTACAGGCTGCTATTGATGAACTAGATACAGAGAAACTAAATCAAGCGGAAGTTGATGCTACGGCAATTGCTTTTGCAATAGCACTATCTTAACGGAGAACTTATGGCACTCGACCTACCTAATGCAAAAATCAAACTAACCACTGGTGTATCGGAAGGTACAGCAGAAACTGTATATACAGCTACAGCAAATGACCAGAAGATTACATCAATTCGTGCAGCTAACACCGATGGTGTTAATAGTGCAACTGTCTCTGTCTTTATTGCTAATGGTGGCTCCAACTACTTCATTAATAAACTCACTCCAGTTCCTGCTGGGGGTGCTTTAAATATGGTTGCTGGAGATGCTATTAATGTAGAGACAGGAGATGTTATTAAAGCATACGCAGATGCTACAGGAAAGGTTGATGTAATCATAAGCTTTGCGGAGATTAGCTAATGGGTTACGTAGGTAACTCTCCAGTCTCAGGACCAGCCCGTATCCTAGAAGGAAGTGGTACAGGAGATGGTACTACAACATCTTTCCCTATGGGGTTTAGTCCAGCAGCAGAGCAGGAAGTGTTTGTCTTTATTGATGGGCATAAGCAAGACACTGATGCTTATGCAATCTCTGGTAGTGATTGTGTATTCACAGCAGCTCCTTTTAATGGAGAGAATATTGACTTTATTGGCTATGAGGTTGGTAAGGCTACAGTACCTCAGGATAACTCCGTAGATACGTCTAAAGTAAATGATGGGAGTATTCAGCTCTCTCAATTAAGAATGTTTACTTCAGAAGAGCAGACAATAACATCAGCAGGAGCCTTAACGATTCCTCACAATTTAAGTGGGTCTCCTTCTCTAGTGCAGTTTAGATTAATCTGTAAAACAACAGAAGCTAATTACTCTGTAGATGATGAGCTTATTATCAATCCTTTAGATAATAACGCTGGAGGTGGTGCAGCAAGTAGGGGCATAGCTTGCACAGTTGACGCAACCAACATCAACATAAGATATGCAAATAATGCAAACACGTTCACTGTGTTTGATAAGACCACTGGAGCAGCAGTATCTTTAATTAATACTAATTGGAGAATGGTAGTGAGGGCGTGGGCGTGAGTTTAACACGAGGACAAGAAGCTAGAGCATGGGTGAACTTCAATGGCACAGGTACAGTTGCTATTCAAGACTCATTTAATGTGTCTAGCATTACAGATAATGGCACTGGTAGCTATACAGTAAACTTTGACCAAGCTATGCCTAATGCTAACTATTCTTATATAGGTGTAACGAGAGCAACTGCCGGTGCTTATGGTTTCTTAAGCCCTCAAGCTGCTTGGTCTAAGACAGTGAGTGCTTTACAAGTTGGTGCTGTGACTCACGCAGGAGCTTTACAGGATACTGATGATATATCTGTAGTAATATTCGGAGACCCATCATGAGCTACATAGGAAACGAACCGACTACAGCTCACTTCCCACATGACATCTTTAGTGGTGATGCTTCTACTGTAGATTTTACTTTAACTCAGTTTCCGGGTTCCGCCTCTGCTATTGATGTGTATGTGGGTAGAGTATGGCAAGTGCCTTCTTCTGGATATACAGTAAGTGGAAGTACATTAACCTTTACATCAGCACCGCCTACTGGGACTAATAATATTGATGTTGTCCATAAAGGTGTGCAAGTACAAGTACCTACTCCTGCGGATGCGAGCGTTACTGCTGCTAAGTTATCTACAGGACAATTTGGTGGTGATTATATTAAGCTGAGTGATACTAAAACGTCAGGAACTGATGGAGGCTCATCTTCTGCAACTACGACACATGTAAGAGTGTTAAACACAGAAGAACATGATACAGGGAACAACTGCTCTTTAGTATCTAATCAATTTACACTTGCTGCTGGAACTTATCAGATACAGGCATCAGCACCCGCGTATAAATCTGAGCAAACAAAAATACGCCTTTATAATGTTACTGATGCCGTATATGAGATAGAAGGACAATCAACATACTTTGCTGCGTCCAATACCGTAGGAGGTCACGCAACATTACAAGGTGCTTTTACCATTGCTACATCTAAGACATTCGAGTTACGTCATTATATAACTACAGCTCAAGCCACATCAGGTCTTGGTGCTGGTGTAGCTCAAGGTGATGAAGTGTACGCAGTAGTTGAACTCTGGAAGGTGAAATAATGGCTTTATCTAAAATACAAGATGAGATGTTAGCTCTCTCAGGTAATGCCTGTAAAGCTTGGGTTAATTTTAATGGTACTGGGACGGTAGCGATTAGAGATTCATACAATGTTAGCTCTATAACAGATAACGGAACGGGTGACTACACTGTTAATTTTACTGATGCTATGAGTGATGCTAATTATTCTTGTTTAGCAACAACAACGAATGGGTTGTACGCTACTGACTATGGTGCTGCGAATCACTTAGCCGCTAGCGTACGTGTCGTAACTAGGTCAGATGGCGGCATAGTAACAGATGCAGATACAGTTGATGTAGCAATATTCGGAAACTAAGGAAACAAAACAATGCAAGTAATTATATTTGATAATGGAAGCGGTGGTGTAGGAGTTATAACTCCAGCACCTAAGAGTGGTTTAACAATAGAACAGATAGCAGCTAAGGATGTACCTCAAGGCGCAGCTTATGAAATTGTAGATGACTCTACATTACCTTGGGACCAACCTCGTGAAACATGGGAGTGGGTGTAATGGGAATTCAAGTAAACCAAGTAGCTGTAGATGCTATTGACGAAGCTAAGCGTATTCAAGATATTAAAGACGAAGCTCAGGCTCGTATCATATCTCGTTTACCATCAGGCTCTCCTGATAACTTTGTTATTAAACAAATGAATATCATGATGCTTAATGCTGAACTAGATGATATTGTTATTAATGGTGGGACATTAACAGCAGAGCAAGGTGCTCAGAAAGCAGCTTTCGTTAAACTTAAAGATGAGATTAAACGTATTCGTTCTATGTCAGATGATGCAGAAGCTAATGGTGATGATGTGGCTACATTCCAAGCTGCTTTGGATGTTGCAATACTTTAATGCTATTTGAACGTGAACAACTTATCGACCATGTAGGGGCAATGCGTACACAGTCCTTATTTGTAGAAACTAATAAATCTAAGCTAACACCTATCATGACCCTTGCGGATTATGATAAGGAATATAAGGGGGTGATTCTACCATCTCTTCATAGGGTTTATCTCGAACTTGCCGACCCTACGGAGTATTCTGTGGCAATGGAAGTATTTGGAAGTTGGAAACATTGGGAGAGATTGTTAGGTAATAAAGCTATTATGTCATTCATTAAAGAATGGAGAGTAGAACTTGAAATTAAACTCAGAAGCGCAGGTATTAAAGCCTTGGCTGCTACAGCAACTAACGAAGGTAGTAAGGGTACAACCGCTGCAAAGTTCCTTGCCGAAAGGGGATGGGAGAAGAGAAAGGCAGGAGCACCGTCAAAAGAAGAAGTTGTTAGAGAAAAGAAAGTAGCTGCTGGTATTGAAGATGACATTGATGCAGATTTAAAACGACTAGGTATTAATACAGGTAAGAGTTTAACACATTGAAGCAATCAGACAAAACAGCATTAATCAAGGAAGCAGCTGAATCTGATTTATTAACATTCATAAAACTAGTTGCTCCTCATCGTGTTCTTGGGGACATACATGAATCTGTATGTAGATGGTGGACTAGAGAAGAAGCAGGGGACCATCAGCTTCTGTTGATGCCTCGTGACCATCAGAAGAGTGCTATGATTGCTTATCGTGTTGCTTGGGAAATTACTCGTAACCCTAGTACAACTATTTTGTACATATCTGCAACATCAACTCTTGCTGAGAAGCAATTATATTTTATTAAAAATATATTAGAGAGTAAGATATATAGACGCTTTTGGCCTGAGATGGTGGCAGAGCAAGAAGGTAAACGTGAGAAATGGACAACATCTGAAATCTCTGTGGACCATCCTCAAAGAAAGGAAGATGGAGTTCGTGACTCTACTATTTTTACGGCTGGCCTTACTACTAGTATTACTGGCTTACACTTTGAAATTGCTGTTCTTGATGATGTGGTCGTTAAAGAGAATGCCTATACAGAAGAAGGTAGAACTAAAGTAGCTAGTCAATACTCACTACTATCTTCTATCGAATCTACAGGCACAGATGAGAATGCAACAGGTGCACAAGAATGGGTGGTTGGTACACGCTACCATCCTAAAGATTTATATAATACTCTTATCACTATGGAACATAGTGTGTATGACAAACGTGGTGAAGAGATTGAAAGTAAGAATGTCTACGAAGTGTTACAACACGAAGTAGAAGATAGAGGTGATGGAACTGGTGAGTTTTTGTGGCCTCGTCAAATGAATGAAAGAAATAAATGGTTTGGGTTTGATATAAACATCTTGGCTAAGAAACGAGCTAAGTATATTGATAAGACACAGTATCGTGCACAGTATTATAACAATCCAAATGACCCAGATAATGCACCAATAGACCACAGTAAGTTTCAATACTATGATAAGAAACACTTAGTAGATGAAGGTGGTGTATGGTTTTATAAAGACCAACGCTTAAATGTATATGCAGCAATTGACTTTGCGTTCTCTTTACGTAAGAAAGCTGATTATACGGCTATTGCCGTTATTGGTGTTAATGGTGAAGGTGATACATACGTCCTTGACATTGACAGATTTAAAACAGATAAGATTTCTGTATACTTTGAACATCTCTTAGCTATGTATTATAAGTGGGGATTTAAGAAGATGAGAGCTGAGGTTACAGTAGCACAACAAGCTATTGTACGTGAGCTTAAAGAAAGTTATATTAAGAAACAAGGTTTGCCTCTAAAAGTGGACGAGTACCGTCCTTCGAGGCACGAGGGGACTAAGGAGGAGCGCATTGCTTCTATCCTTGAACCGCGCTATGACAATCTTGCTATGTGGCATTATAAAGGTGGGAACTGTTCTCTCCTAGAAGAAGAGCTTACAATGGCTCATCCCCCACATGACGATATTAAAGATGCTCTAGCAGCTGCCATAGATATAGCGGTTCCTCCTCGTTTTTCTAATAACAGAATTAAGAAACAAGACAATATTGTATATCATAGTCGATTTGGTGGTGTAAAATTCTAATGGAGAATTTAATTTAAATGGTTGCTACAGTAGAAGAGTTTAGTCAAACGCTAGACGCACACAATATGGCAACAGCCATTACAGATAGATATGTAACATACTCTAATCAACGTCAAACTAAGATTGAAGAAACTAAAGAGTTACGTAATTATATTTTTGCTACAGATACTAGCACAACAACTAATGCACAATTACCTTGGAAGAATAGCACCACCATTCCCAAGATATGTCAGATACGTGACAACTTACACGCTAACTATCTAAGTGCTCTATTTCCAAATGATAGATGGTTTAAGTGGGAAGCATACTCTGAAGATAGTGCTGAGAAAAAGAAAGTAGAAGCTATTGAAGCTTATATGAGTAATAAGCTTCGAGAAGGAAACTTTCAAGAAACTGTTTCTCGCATGCTATACGATTATATTGATTATGGTAATGTGTTTGCAGATTGTGATTTTCACAAAGAGAGTAAGAAAGATGAAACTGGAGAAGAAATTGTTGGCTTTGTTGGACCCAAAGCTGTACGTGTTTCACCTTACGATATTGTCTTCAATCCTGCTGCTAGTGATTTTGCTTCTACTACTAAATACGTAAGGTATGTAAAGAGTATTGGTGAGCTTAAAGATGATGTGATGAATAAACCTGAGCTTGGATATTCTCAGGATATTATTGATGATATTATTAATGTTCGCAAACGCCTAGCTACATACGATAAGGCAGATTGGGATAAGGCAGAAGGATACGTAGCTGATGGCTTTGGCTCCTTACAAGAATACTATGGCTCTGGACTAGTAGAAATAATTGAAGCTACTGGTGATTTTCATGACCAACACACTGGCGAGTTTTATAAAGACCATGTTATTACAATTGTTGACCGCACTAAAGTGGTGCGTAATATCCCCAATCCTCGTTGGCTTGGTGGTAGCAGTATTGAGCATGCAGGTTGGCGTCTTCGCCCTGATAACTTATATGCAATGGGTCCTCTTGATAACTTGGTAGGTATGCAATATCGTATTGACCATTTAGAGAATCTTAAAGCTGATGTATTTGATTTGATTGCTCATCCTCCTTTGGTTATTAAAGGTGATGTAGATGATTTTACATGGGGACCCTTTGCTGAGATTAATGTAGGTGAAGATGGTTCAGTAGATATGCTTAAGTTAGATGCGACAGCTCTTAATGCTGATATGCAAATAGCTAACTTGATGCAACAAATGGAAGAGATGGCTGGAGCACCCAAAGAATCTATGGGTATTAGAACAGCTGGTGAGAAGACAGCATTTGAAGTTCAACAGCTTCAAAATGCTGCTGGACGTATCTTCCAACAAAAGATTACATACTTTGAGCAGAACATTATTGAGCCTCTGTTAAATAACATGCTAGAGCTTGCTCGTAGAAATATGGATGCTGGAGATATTATCCGTGTTATGGATGATGACTTAGGTGTTGTAGAGTTTTTAAATATAACTAAGAATGATATTACAGCTAAAGGTAAGCTACGTCCTATAGGTGCTCGTCACTTCGCAGCACAAGCTCAGCTAATCCAAAACTTAAGTGGAGTGTTCTCTTCCCCTGTGGGACAGATGATAGCCCCTCATACGTCTTCTAAGAAGCTCTCAACGATGGTTGAGGATGTCTTAGGATTGGAGAGATTTGACTTATTCTCAGATAACATTGCTATTATGGAACAAGCTGAAAGCCAGAAACTAGCTAACTCAGCCCAAGAGCAAGTAGAGGTTGACTCAGTTACCCCAGCAGAAGAAGGAGCACCTAATGCCATCCAGCCCGAATTATAAACGGAATTATAAACAAGAAGCTAAGACAGAGACTAAAGCTCGTAAGAAGAAACGCTCCTCTCGTAACAAAGCCAGACAAACTTTAATTAAAGCTGGTAAGGCTAAAGTTGGAGATGGTAAAGATGTAGACCATAAAGACGGTAATGCTAATAATAACAAGAAGAGTAATCTTCGTGTAACTAGCAAGAAGAAGAATCGTTCATACGCTCGCACTAAAACAGCTGGGAAGAAGAATAAAAAGGACTAGAATGAAAAAGATATGGACTAACCACTGTAAGGATGCAGAAGAGAAAAGAGAGTTTAAGGAAATTTTAGCACACTCTGATAGAGTGCTAAGTGTCCTTAAGGACATACTTAAGGATAAGTATGATGGTGCAGCTAGGGATAGACGAAGCATTAAGAGTTTATTAACACAAAACTATAGTGAATGGCAAGCAGACCGAAACGCTACAGAACGCACTATATTAGAAATTTTAGATTTATTACAATTGGAGAAAAACGATGACTGACCAAGCCACACCATTCACGGAAGATACACCAGCAGCACCTGCTCCGGCAGCAGCACCTGTTGCAGACCAAGCACAGGCAGAACCAACACCAGCATTTCAAGTACCAGACTCGGTAAAGGAATTGGTAGGTGAAGGTAAAAAGTACAACGATGTAAATGCAGCTCTTAATGCATTGCCACATGCACAATCACACATTGCTCAGATTGAAGCTGAGAATGCTAGATTGCGTGAGCAAGCTGAAGCAGCTCGTAATGCAGAAGATGTACTAGCGGAAATTAAAGCAGCCGCACAACCACAAGACGCTCCAGCTGAACAACCTGCACCACAGGTTAGTACAGAGGTAGTAGCTCAATTGGTTGACCAACGCTTACAAGCTTCTAAAGCAGCAGAAATTGCAGATGCTAATACAAAGCAAGTTATTGACACGATGACTACTAAGTATGGTGATGCAAAGAAGGCAGAAGAAGTTTACCTTGCTAAAGCAACAGAACTAGAGATTAGTGTAGCAGAGATGAATAGCTTAATTGCTAAGTCTCCTAAAGCTGCTCTAACTATGTTTGGCTTAAGCTCACCTGAGACTCCTGTACCTGAGAAGATTAGTTCTTCCGTTAATACAGAAGCATTAAATTTAAATCCCCAAACACCTGCCACTGTTGGTAGTGTTATGGGAGGTTCTACTTCTAAAACAGCCACACAAGCGTGGCGTGAAGCAGCACCTAAAGAATAATTGGAGAAATTAAATGGCTTTTAATCGCACAAATTCAACTCCGTTTATTGAAGCAGAGCAGTATAGTAACTTCATCCTGTCTAACTTACATGATGGCTTACTACCGGAATCTTTTTTCCGTAATGTCTCTGACTTCCCTAACGGTTCAACTTTAAACATCAAGGTAGTCGGTAGTGCAACAATCCGCGACCAAGAAGAAGACCAACCGATTCAGTATGACCCAATCGACACCAGTACAGTGACGCTATCAATCACTGACTATATTGGTGATGGCTGGTACATCAATGATGTATTACGTCAAGATGGTAGTCAAATCGAAGCTCTTCATGCTCAACGTGGTATTGAATCTACTCGTGCAATTCAAGAAAACTTTGAATCACGTTTCTTAGAAGTTTGTAACTTAGCTCAAACTACTAATAACGCTAACTTGGTTAATGGTATTGCTCACCGCTTTGTTGGTAATGGTACTAACCGTGAAGCAGAATTATCTGATTTTGCTCATATGAAACTTGCTTTTGATAAAGCTAATGTTTCAGCTGGTGGTCGTATCGCTATTGTAGACCCTGTTGTTGAGGCAACTTTAAACACGCTCACTAACTTAGTTAATGTTTCAAATAATCCTATGTTTGAAGGTATCGTTAATGAAGGTTTTGCTCGTGAACATAAGTTTGTACGCAACATCTTTGGTTTCGACATCTATACATCTAATCGTTTAGACGATGTAGGCGTTGAAGGTGCACTAACTGACCGCTTAGGCACTACTACTGCTTCAGTAGCTGGTGACAAAGCTAACGTATTTATGTCTGTTATGGATGATGCTTCAAAACCTATTATGGGTGCTTGGCGTCAGATGCCTTCTGTTGAAGGTGAGCGTAACAAAGACTTGGCTCGTGATGAATATGTAACTCGTGCTCGTTATGGTTTAGGTGCTCAACGTACTGAAACTCTAGGTGTACTAATTACTAACCCAACTGTATACTAAGGAGAATAATTATGACTGTTGAAGTACATAATGGTGTACGTAACTGGTATGGTAGTCGTGATGCGGAAGATAAACTTCCAGCACTCATTAAAACCGAAGGTTACACGAAAGAAATGGTTGTAGATTTCAACTATGATGACTTACCTACTAGCTCTGAAGATGGTGCTATGGTATTAACAGTTCCAGCTGATTCTTTAATTTTAAGCTCACGCTTACATGTTAAAACAGCTGCTGCTGGTGGTACTTCATACACTATTGGTTTGGCACAAGCTGATGGTACAGCAATTGACGCAGACGGTTTACATACTGCTGTTCAAGCTGTTACAGCTAACCTAACTGAAGATGCATGGTTAGTTGGTGGTGGTGCTCTTGTTGGAGCTACTGTCGGTGCGGCTGCTGGCCAAATCGTAGTTGCAGCAACTGGTACTTTCACTGCTGGTTCGTATCGTTTAATCGTTGAATACGTTCAACCATTAAGCTAAATATATTAGGGGGAGGTTTTCTCCCCCTTTTATTCATTTAAGGAAAGACAATGCCTATCGAGCATAAGAATATAACAGACCCAGATAACCACGAGCCTAAAGGAATTTCTACGGCAGTTACTGATACTATATATGTGGCTGATGGCATAGGTGGTGGAAGTTGGGAGCGTAGTGGTATGTCAGACCATGCTGAAATGGCTATCACTAATAATGCGACAGCAACGGCTGTAACTGCTGCTGTAGATGCAACACTAAACACAGACACAGATTATACTAAAATTACTGCTGGTTGGGCTTCCACTCATCTTTCTGGTATTACATTTAATGTCGATGAATTAGTTGCTGCTGTGGATGGTGATTATAAAATTGACTTTTGGGCTACAGTAAAGATACCACTTAACAATAATTTTATTGGTATTAAATATGCTATAAACGACACTGCCCCATATTCGTTACAAAAGATTATATCACAATCCGTGACGGCAAATGATTATCGTAACTTGTTTGCTTCAGCAATAGTTACACTATCAGCAACTAATACTGTAAGTGTTTACATAGCTGGTACTAAGACAGATAACCTTGTCATTGAAGAAGGTGGTATGCAAATGACTTTACTACATGCGAATTAATCATGCCTAAATTAACAGTATTACAAATGACACAAGACATCTTATCTGATATGGATAGTGATGAGGTTAATAGTATTAATGATACTACTGAGTCTCTTCAAGTAGCTCAGATACTCAAAACAACATTCTTTGAGATATTAGACCAACGAGATAAGTGGGACCACTTAGGTGGTATAGGAGTGCTTACAGCATCAGGTGATAGCTCTAAGCCAACACACATGACTCTTCCAAGTAATATTGATAAAGTAGATTGGATTAAATATAATAAGCTAATATCTGCTACTGATACTGCTTCATTCTCTGAAGTGTATTACAAAGAACCTAAAGAGTTTATGAAATTACTTGATGACAGGAATAGTCAATCTAGTGATATTCTTCCTGTAACTGATACTAGTGGTGTTGTACTATTAATTCGTACAGACCAAAACCCACAATACTATACATCCTTTGACGACCAAACATTAATATTTGATAGTTTTTTACAAACACTTGACGCTACATTACAAGGTGTTAAGACACAATTCTATGGGTATACAGAACCTACCTTTAGTTTGTTAGACACTTTTACTCCAGAACTACCCTCAAAAGTATTTAGCTACTACTTAGCAGAAGCTAAATCTGTATGTTTCAATTCGTTGAAACAACAACCAAATGCTAAGGAAGAACAGAAATCACGTAGACAGCGTTATCAAATATCTCGTGAGAAACGTGTCAATCAAGGTGGTGGAATAAGCTACCCTAACTATGGCCGCAAACAGTAGTTTGCACAAGGAGAACAACATGGCTGGAACAAAAAAGAAGATTATAATTTTTCATGAATGGAATGATGCTTTATACCAAATGAAGTTTGAGGGTGGTGGTCAACTACCAGCAGCTTTAGAAGGTAAGTATACATCAGTTAGTGAAGCTGAAAAGATGCGTGACTTGTATTATGCAGGTAAACTACCAAAGCGTGAGACTATTCAATCTACTACAGAGCTATCAGAACAAAAAGGTAACTAATGGCCTCAGTCACTAAGGAATATAGAACTTTTGTTAGAGGTATTATAACAGAAGCTTCTCCTTTAACATTCCCTGAGAATGCATCTATTGACGAAGAGAACTTTATCCTTAACAGGGATGGCTCTCGTCAAAGACGTTTGGGTATGGATTATGAGGAGAACTTCACCCTATCATCTAACATCACTAATGCTACGTTTGAGGATTTAGCTGTACACACAGCTGAATGGCGTAACGTGGATAATAATCCCTTAACCAACTTCTCTGTTGTTCAAATTGGGACTATTATATATTTCTATGACTTGAGTAGTGTTCCTTTAAGTGATGGGTTAAAATCATTCACTATTGATTTAAATACGTACAAAACATTATACGCTTCTAATATTGGTAGTAGGCAAATATCCACTACTGTTGGTAAGGGTATTCTATATATTGTATCGCAAGACACTGTTCCTCTATACGTAGAGTATGATAGTGCTGGTGACACAATATCTATCACGGAAATTGAAGTTAAGATTAGGGACTTCCTTGGTGTTGACGATGGCTTAGATGTTGATGAACGTCCAGCTACCCTTTCTACAGAACATAATTACAACCTCCTTAACCAAGGTTGGACAGCTACTCATATATCCTCCTTTGTAGCTGCTACAGCTACATATCCTAGTAACGCTGATATATGGACTTTAGGTAAGGATAGTAGCGATAACTTCTCTTCTTCTTTATTACAGAAACAATATTTTGGTAATACTCCTGCCCCTAAAGGGCATTTTGTTTTAGATGCGTTTACTCGTGATAGAGATGCTGTAAGTGGATTAACAGGGATAACCACAGAATTAGAACAAGGCAGACCAGATGCTACAGCTTTTTATGCTGGTAGACTTTTTTATGCAGGTGTAGCATCAACTACTAATGCTGGTCCTACAGCTAATGGTAACATCTATTTCTCTCAGAGTTTAACATCTGAACTTAAGTCTGGGTATTGTTACCAAGATGCTGACCCAACTGCTGAAGAAATCTCTGACCTTATTGATACTGACGGTGGGGTTATTACAATCCCTGAAGTTGGAAGAATCCTGAAGCTTGTCTCATTACGAGATAGCTTAGTTGTATTTGCTGATAATGGTGTATGGCAAATCTTAGGTGATACAGGTGCTGGCTTCATTGCTACATCATACCAAGTACAAAAGATTTCTACTGTTGGCACAATAAATGCTGATAGTATTGTAGCTGTAGAAAGTATTATATTATACTGGGCTACTTCTGGTATTTATATTGTACAACCTGACCCTAATTCTGGGTTGTTGAGTTCTAGTAATACTACTGAAGTAACTATACAAACATTATATTTAGATATTCCTAGTGTTAGTAAAGTGTATAGTAGAGGTGTCTATGATGTAGCTGCTAAGCGTATCACATGGTTGTATAATGATGACGATGATTATGATGGTGCTACATATAGATTCAACTATAACAAAGAACTTGTATTCGACACTGTGCTTCAAGCTTTCTATAAGAATACTATTTCAGAGTTAGCTACATTATCTCCATATGTGGCTGGTGTTGTTACCACGCCTAACTTAGTTACTGCTGATATAGCATATAATGTTATTGATGGTGGTAGTCAAGTACAAGTAGGAGGTGTTGATGTTCAAGTTAGCCTTCCTAGCTCTACTAGAGGTAGTGTGTCAACTAAGTATTTAATAGTTGAACCTCAAGACGCAACAAACTCTAAAGTTACATGGGGACAATACAATAATACTAATTTCCTAGAGTGGGAAATGGCTGACGGTGTGGGCATTGATTTCTCCTCATTCTTACGTACAGGGCATGAGATATTCCAAGACACAATGCGTAGAAAGTATGTGCCATATTTGGTTACGCACTTCTCTCGTACAGAGACAGGCTTTGTAGATAATGGTACTGGTGGACTCGATGCTGAGAATCCTTCTGGTTGTCAAATGCAAGCTAAGTGGGGATGGAGTGACAGTGCTAATTCTGGTAAATGGAGTAATAGTCAACAGTTATATAGACTGAATAGATTGTATATACCAACAAGCTCGTCTGATTTATTTGACTATGGATATGAAGTTGTAACAACTAAGAGTAAGCTCAGGGGTAATGGTAAAGCTGTAAGCCTTCATTTTACTTCTGAATCAGGTAAAGATATGCACCTATTAGGATGGGGTGTTTCAGGGATGGGGAGTAGCACAGTATGATAGAGTTTCAGGAAGAAGCTTTGATTGACATTTTAGATGAATTAAAACCACTATTAACAGAACATTGGGAAGAGATTGCTCTTTATAAAGATAAGATTAAACTATCTCCAGACTATGAGCGTTACTTAATGGCTGATGATGTTGGAGTTTTACATATCCTTACTGCTAGAGATGATGAAAAGTTAATAGGGTATTTCATATCCTTTGTACAACCTCATGTTCATTATATGGATAACACCTTTGCTATTAATGATGTATTGTTTATTCATCCTTCCTATCGTAAAGGGAGTGTTGGATATAAGTTATTTAAGCATGCAGAGAAATCATTAAAGGCTATTGGTGTAGATGTCATTATGATTCATGCTAAAGTTAAGAGAGATTTTAAACCACTTATGGATAAGCTTGGTTATGACAGAACGGAATATGTTTATAATAAATACATAGGTGATGAATAATGGCTGGTACAGTAATATTAACTCTCTTCTCGGCGCGTCAAAGCCAACAAGCTAGTCGTAAGAGGCGGCAAGCTGAAGCTACACAACAAGAAGCACAAGAGAAGCAGATGAAAGCTGAGAAGCGTATTGCTGATATTAAAGCTCAGCGAGAACGTACAGCTGCTGTTAGACAAGCTCGACAACGTAGAGCTGCTATAACAGCTCAACAAGAAGCTGGTGGGTTTAGTTCTACTGGTGCTGCTGGTGCAGCAGCAGGTATAACTAGTGCTACAGCTAGTGGTATTGGAGCATCCCAAACTATTGGCGATATTGGTGCAGACGTATCAGCTTCTAATATTGCAGCAAGCAGACAAGCTACAGCTTTATATAGTCAAGCTGCTTCGTTAGAAAGCTCAGCTAGTATCTTTAGTGCTGGAGCTGGATTAACAAAAGGTACAGGAATTGGTAATGAGACTTTTAAAAGCATCTTTGGTGACTAAAAGGAATAGTAGTGACTGATTTATATAATCAAGAACAACAAGAGTTATACCCAGAGAATATCAAAGAAGTTAAATATTCTCCTACGGATGAAGCTGTCGTAGCTAACACCTTGTCATTAGCACAATCTGATGGTGAGAGTTTAGCTGCTTATGAGCAATCATTAGCCGTTATGAAAGACACACTTCGCATGGGTCAAGAGACTAATGTGCGTAAACAAATAGCTGCCGAAGAGAATTCTAAGAGTATTGAAAACTTAACATCCTTAGCAGGGCAGACAGCCTTTGAAGGTGATGCTCAACTAACCCAAGACTTAATGCAACTAGCTTATGAGAAGCAAGTGATTGAGCCTAGTGTTCATGAAGCTGAGAAGAAGGCAATTGAGACACTAAAGATTAAGTCTGCTGAAGACCCTATCATTGCATCTGTTATGGTAGAAAATCTTAAGAAGCCTACTGATGTAGTTCAAGTACAACAAGAAATGCTCACTAAACAACTCATTATTCAAAATGAAGTTGCTAAGATGAAAGCAGAAGCAGATGACCAATCATGGTATGGCTATGCTACTGATTGGGCTAGTGGTTATATACTTCCTTTCCATGAATCTCTGGCTGCTACAGAAGGTGTTCCTCTTGCTGTTGGTAGTGAGATGTTAGAACGTAAGATGGAATTAATGAGAGCTGCTCCTGAGGAGTTTGAAGACAAGCTTATTGAATATAAAGATTGGCTAAAAGAAGAAGCTGGTATTATATTTAGCAACCCTGTATTAGCATCAAACTTGTTTGAAGAAACAATGGCTATGACACAATCTGATGCTACTTTACGTAATTGGCTTGGCGTTCCATTAGACATTGTAACTACAGTTCCTATTGCTTGGTTTATACGTAGTGTTAAGAGTGTTCCCTATATGATGAAGTCTACTGGTAATGCAGATGCATTGTCTAAGGCTACAGTGGAGGAATTAACTAACGTAGAAGAAGTATTGGATGTTACTGGAGAGCTTGCTAAGGAAGCTCTTCCTATTACAGACACTATCACTATGGCTAGTACAGCATCTGAGAAAGTTAGACAATCTCTAAAAGCATCTCAAAGAACACTTGACAATATTAAGAATGATGTAATCTACCCTGACAGACTTACCTCTGAAGAACTCTCTGCATTAACAACTAAGTATGAAGCTAAAGCTGCTGACCAGTATGAAGGTGATGGCTTTGTTAATGTTCAAGTGACTTATAATGAAAAGACAACAGTTCCAGAAATGGTTGTGTCCTTGGGGACAAAGACAGGTAGTGCCTTTGCTTCTGAAAGAGCTGCTAAAGCTCAAGCTACTCGTAGAGGTATTAAGAACTACGAAATTATTCAAGGTGCTTCAGGTGAATATTACATTGGAATTCGTTCTCCTATCAAAGAAGCTGATGCTATTGCTAAGCAAGAGATGGCTGATATTCCTATTAAGACAGCGTTTAGACGCTTCTTAGAAAACCCTGCTGCCTTTGTACATGCTAAGACATTATCAAGAGCACAGCTTTCTAAGCAGGCTGAATCTGCTATCAGTGAATCCTTCCACTCATTAAATAAATCAATCAATGCTCTTGGTGGAGAGAAGCTTAAGCGTCTTGAAGGTATGATTATGCATGGACAAAAAGCTGATAATCCTTTAACAGGTAAAGAAGGTGTTTGGTTTAACCACGTAGAATTTGAAGATGTCTATCGTAAGAACTTTGGTGATGCTCCTACTGACAAGGAAATCATTGCTTACTATGATTATAAAATGGCCTCTGACCTAGAGTATATGCTTCGTAATGATAGTATGTATCATGAAGTGGCTCGTCAAGGATTTAGTAGTGTACGTATTGGTGGTGGAGCAATGCCCATCAACTTTAATGGTAAGGTGTTTTCAGAAGGTAGTGCACTAAGTATTAATAAAAAAGACTTACGTGTATACGATGCTGGTAGTAAGAAGAGTATTCCGAAGGCCAACCTTACTCCTGAAGCTATTAAGAAGCTTTATGCTGATGGGAAAGTGTTGATTAAAGCCCATGACACTAGCATGATTAAAGGTCAACCAGCTAAATACATTATGGCTGACAAGCATTTAGTTGAAGAGCTGCCATTAAATAGAACACAACTTGGCTACACTGAAGGTGGTCATCGTATCTATTCTGGTAAATACTTTGTTAAGCAACGAGTTGTAGGACAGTTTGAGGATGGTAATAAATATATGTCCAACCCTCTTACGCACATCAACTCAGCATCTCAAGCTGAAGCTACGGCTTGGGCTAAAGGTATGGAGCAAGCTCGTAAAGCATACTTACAAGCTGTTGAAGGTAGAATAACTAAAGAAGCTGCTACGGATATTATACAACAGAATAGTGATATTGCTAGCTTTGATGATTTTGCTGCTGCTGTAGACAAGGGTAGAATTAATGCTGATGAAGAGTTTAAAGTGCTATTTGACAGAGATAAATTCCCTGTTGATGAAGACATGGAAGACCTATCATCTGTAATGTCTGGTGAGATGGAACACTTCACCCAACATGGTAGAATGTATTATAGTGGTAGGGGTGAATGGTTACCTGATGCTAATGCAGAGAAAGCTGCTGTAGTATCTCCATTTAAAGCTCTCGCTCAAGGACAAGCTAATGCTACTCGTTCTTCTGCGTATAATAATTTCAAGCTTGCTGAGGTTGATAAATGGGCTATTACATTTAGTAAATACTTAGACAAGTCCACCCTCCCTACGAATGCTACAGCTTTGGATATGATGAGACTAGGAAAACCTGCTTCAGGTACTCCCTCTCACATTGTAGCTAAGATGGAAGGGCAACGTCAATTCATCCAGCAAGTGATTGGTCAAACAAGTAAAGTGGGTGAACAAGTACAGGGTGGGGTTAGACGCACAGCTGAGTGGCTTGACAGTAAAGGCTTTGGAAAGTCTAGTGATTTTATAATGGATAAGATGAGCAGTGACCCATTAGGTGCTGCTAGAGGGTGGGTGTATGATGCTCACTTAGGCTTATTTAACATAGGTCAGTTATTCCTGCAATCAACATCTGCGTATACAGCTGCTACAATCTCTCCTAAATATGGCATGAAGGCTGTAGCTGATAGCTGGTTCTTACGTACAGCCATTGTAAACGATAGTTTTAAGGAAGGGGCTGCTGATGCATGGGCTAGATTTCACAAGGCAGATGGCTTCTCAGAGGCTCGTGAAGAGTTCTTAGAGCGTGTCGAGCTATATCGTAAGCTCAATTTACACCATTTAGGTAAAGAACAGTCTCTTATTGATGCTGCTCCTAAGCATCCTGTAGGAAGTATGTGGCATGAGAAAGTTGATTTAGCTAGACAGTCTGGTAGATGGTTTGCTTATGAAGGTGATAGATGGGGAAGGATGACAGCCTTTAACATTGCCTATCGTGAACTTAAAGCTGCTGGAGAGTTGAAGGGACTAACAGAAAGTCAATTAGCTGAGCGTATTATCTCTCGTGTGGATGGTCTCAACTTGAACATGACAGGTGCTGCTCAAACGTATTGGCAAAAAAATCCATTAACAGCTATTCCTATGCAATTTTGGGCATACCCATACAAGATGGCTAATGCTATGCTTCCTCAGAAGTGGGGTGGTAGTGCTGCTGTTCAAGGTAAGGAGAAGATTAATCTTGCTATTGGTCAGATGATTATGGGTGGTAGTTTTGGTATCCCTATGGGTAATTACATGATGGACCAATACCTTAAAGCTACTGGCACAGAGATGTCTGAAGAGCAATATAAAACTATGTCAACAGGTTTCTTTGACTTTGCTATTCGTCAAATGACTGATGGACAAGTTGACTTAGCTGCTGGTCAATACTTAGGTGCTGGTGGTTTCTTAGTAGACCAACTACGTAGGTTTAGTGAAAACCCTACACTAGGAGTGTTGACAGGTACGCTTGGCCAAGATATTGGTAAGGGTGCTAAGGCAGTTAATAAGCTTTTACAATTCTATCAGAATGAGCAGATTGGTTTCACTGAGCTAACAGAGCTTAGCATTAATGAAATTGGTAAGCTGGCAACCTCTTGGCGTAACGCTACTAAAGCTATGTACATCTATAAATATGGACTAGTGTTAGATAGCAAAGGTCAAGCTATCTCCAAGATGGAAAGACACAATGCTGTTAATGCATTGGCTAAAGCTCTCAACCTACCTAGCTGGGCTGAGTATGACTTCTATCGTATGATTAAAGACAATAAGAAGTATAATGATTATATTAAAGATTTAGCTGGTAGTGCTGGAACGATTAGAAGTAACTTCTACTTAGCTGAGGATGAGGAACAACGTAATCTCTATTTGCGTCTAGCTGCTGGCTTGACACAGAATGAGTCTCCTAGAGTTAGGATGGATGTTTCAAGAAAGACAGGAACTCTTTCTACAATATCTGCCCATAATAAAATGATTCAAAAGTATTTAAACCTATCTACACAAACTGAAGGGTTTGCTGTAAACATTAAACGTGGTGAGGACTAATGGCAACATTTGACACAAAAGGTACAACGGATGTATCTTTATCAAAGACACAAACTCCGGTGATTACACCTTTCTCTGCAAGACAAGAGAAAGCAGATACTACTGCTGCTGACCTCCTAACCAACTTAGGACAGATGGGTAAAGAAGCTTGGCGTACATCTATTGAAACTAAGTTTGCTGAGGAAGCTGAGGAACTGGTTAAGTCTGGCATACATCGTAAATCCAATTTAGAGGATTTACGTGGGCTAACAACTGGTGCTGAGCATGAGCAGGATAGAATGCTCTTAGAGCAATCCGCTGAGTTTGACCATGACCCTGCTGTAGAAGGTTTTAAGAATGAAGTGAATCGGTTGTCTAAAGCTGTGTCACAAGGCAGTATGACTAAGACAGCTTTAGCTGCTAGGGTTGATGCTCTGACACGCTCATACAAGAACAACTACCCAGCTCTCTCTTCTGAGATTGGTAGGCTACGTAGTGAGGTTATGGGTGATTGGAGTAATGAAATAACTGCTGCTTATCCTCCTACGAGTACAGCTAAACAACCATTTGAAGATTTATATGATGATTTACCAGCAGAGATTAAGTCTGTTGTTGGTGTTCCTGATGCTACTGGTGGTGTTGATTATAAAACAGCTTGGGAGAGAGGTAGTCAAATGGCTAAATCTCAATATAACATTCGTGTCCTTAAGGACAATAGTGATGCTCAAACACAATTAACACAACAACAATCTGTTGAGTTGCATAACAACATGCAAGGGTTATTATCAGGACATCTTGGTGGTTTAACTACTAAGTTAATAAACCTTGCTCAAGCTGACCAAGAACAAGCTATGGCACTCCTTCCTCAAGTTGCTGGTTTAGTACAAGAAGGTAGGAACACTGTTGATAGAGTTATGTCTCAATTCAAAGGTACTGTTGAGCAAGAGAAGCAAATTAAAGAAAGTTTGAATAAACAATTAGACACTGTTGCCGCTCTGTTCACTGATAAGGAATTTAGTATAGTAGCTCAGAATGCTAAGGCGGTTCAATACCTAGAGAATACTATTAAGCTTAGTGCTTTAGAAGCTGCTCCTATTATAGCTAGGATGAGTGCTGTTGGTGGTGATAGAGCTGTTGCTGCCCTTATTGAAGGTAACTTATACAACGTACAAAACCAAAAAGTAATTGAAAATTTTAACACTCAAGTTAGGCAAGTGTTGCGTGGTAAGGATAAGGGTACATATGACTTAGCTAACTTCGTTGATATTCTTGAGGGTAATAAGGATTATGACAGCTTACAAGACCCTGAAGATAGACGCGAGGCTTTCTTAAAGGTAGAGCCTATGGTGAGGGGCTATCAAGACAAAACTACTAAATTATCCCCTATAGAGCTTAAGGCTTGGGGTAATAGTACAGCCTACTTATCTGCTGCTATTGATGGCGACCAAAACCCATCTAACATTCAAAACTTCTATAACAAGAATATTAATGCTAAGTGGAGGCAGACATTTGATAAGTATGCTGCTCAAGGTGATGCGTATTCTGTAGAGGTTACGGCTGATGCAACTAATCGTACTATTGCAACTACAATGCCTACAATGTTTGCTGATGCAAGAGTAGCAGCTAGCACTCAATATAAAAATTGGAATGTTGTTTACAATTCTACTACTGGTGAATTCTCTGTAGATGGTGGTACACCTACTGAGCTTGGTGGACAACTACGTCTATCAGCTCCTGAACTATCTACCCCTCCTCCAGCATTACTGAATAAACTTGCTTCTATGAATCAAGCGTTAGCTACTAGTGCACACCTTAAAGACTATGGGGAAGTGACAAAGGAGATGACTCCTAAGCAAGTTAAGCAATTTGTAGCTCAGAATGTGGCTGGTGCTCCTACTATTGGCACTGACCATTTAGCTGATTTTAAAGCTAAGGAAACACCTGCTGCTCGTGTAGTGGATAAAGAAGCTGCTATCCAAGCATTGCGTGAACAGATAGCAAAGACAGGTATTGAACTATCGCAAACAGACCTTGCTAGTTTACTCCCTAAGAAAGATAAAGGTAAGAATAAGTGACGCTACCACCACAAGAACAAGAAGAAGGTACTATGTATTCAGAGTCGGAAATGAAGCATGTTGTTGCTAGGGAAGTTATGAAGCACAGAATGGATGATTACGAAAGGGGTTTGATGGCACTAACTAATCAAGTGAAAGACAGCAACGCTAAGATTGAACAATCATTAAAAGGGTTAGACCAGTCACTTGATAGACATTATGCTCATACATCTGAATGCAGGGAAGATTTACGTATTGAGATAGAAAGAGACTTTGTTACTAAAGTGGAGTTTGTGACTGAGATGAATAAATTAGACACAAAAGTAGACCAGCTAGGTGCTACGTTAGGTAGCAAGATTGATAATAACTGGGTCAAGGTTAGTACTGCTTGTACAGTGGCTGGTGTTATCCTAGGTGCTATAGCTAAAATGTTAGGTATAATATAATGCCAGAGTTTAGCAAGAAATCTAAAGAGAATCTAAACACATGTGAGGAAGACCTAAAGAGATTATTCTGCGAGGTTATCAAGTACCACGACTGTACAATCCTAGAAGGGCATAGGTCTATGGAAAGGCAGAAGGAGTTGTTTAGAGATGGTAAATCTAAGACTTTGGGAAGCAATCATCTATCTTTACCTAGTAAAGCTGTTGATGTAATGCCTTATCCTATACAATGGGATGATATA